ACAAGTTGAAGAGGGACAAACAAAGCTACTTGAGGTTATTCCAGAATGGCAAAACCAAGAGGTTGCCAATAAAGAAAAAGCTGAGATTGCGTCTTATGCAACTGAGGTCTTGGGATATACCCAAGAAGAGGTCAACTCTGTATATGACTGGAGAGCTTTACTTGGTTTAAGAAAGGCATGGTTAAGTGATAAAATTGCTGAAACTGTCAAGAAAAAACCAACACAAAAAGCACCAGCTAGAGTTGCAAGGCCTGGTACTGCTAACAAAAGAAAATCGGTAGCACCTGTAAAGAGAGCAAAACAAAGATTAGCTAAGTCTGGCAAATTGCAAGACGCAGCTAAAGTTTTTGAACAATTAATATAAATTTTAAATATAGGAAAATATCATGGCTCAAATAAATAATGTCTTTGATACATATGATGCGCAGGCTGATAGAGAACAATTAAGTAATGTTATCTATAACATTTCTCCAACAGCAACGCCTTTTATGTCATCAATCGGTAAAAACTCAATTAAGAACGTAGTTTTTGATTGGCAAACAGAAGCTCTACCAACAGTAGATGCAACTGGTGAAATTGAAGGATTCAGATTAGACGGTGCAACATCTGCTTCTACTGCAACAGTAAGAAAAACTAATGTTGCAATGATCTCAAAAAGAGATGCAACAGTATCTGGTTCTCAAGAAACAAGTGATCCTGCTGGTAAAAAGTCAGAAATGGCTCACCAATTAGCTATTATGGCTAAAGCTTTGAAAAGAGATATGGAAACAGCTCTTTGTCAAAAAGGTGCTAGAACAACTGGTAGTAATACTCAAGCTAGGGTAACTGGTGGTTTTGAATCTTGGATGACTTCAAACGTATCAAGAGGAACTGGTGGTGCAAGTGGTGGTGACGGTGTTGCTCCAACTGACGCAACAACTGGTAACAGAAGAGCTTTAACTGAACCTTTATTAAAGTCAGTTTTACAATCTTGCTTCCAAAACGGTGGTGAGCCTTCACTAGCGATTTGTGGTCCAGTAAACAAGCAAGTTATTTCTGGTTTCACAGGTAGATCTCAGGCTAGACAATTTGTTGATGCAAACACAGTAGAAGCTTCTGTTTCTATTTACGCATCAGACTTTGGCGAGCTAAAAATCGTACCATCTAACTTCAGTAGAGATAGATCACTATTATTAGTAGATCCAGAATATGCTAAAGTTTCTTACCTAAGAGACTTTAAAACAGTTGATATCGCTACAGTAGGGGATGCAGTAACAAAAATGTTGCTTGTTGAGTATGGTTTAGAAGTAGGTAACGAAGCTGCACACGGCATCGTTGCTGACTTAACTACTTAGTAGAGTTAGTCAATAACTTTAAGGGATGTTTCGGCATCCCTTTTTTTTGTGCTAAAATTAAGCATGGCAAAAACCACAGTAATAGATCATAAAAAAAACTTTAAATCTGTATTTGCAACAGAAGATAATAAGTTTATATACCATACTAAACAGGATGTTAATCCAACTTTAGAATATGTAAAAAAATTGTCTGAACAAGCTCCAGGTAAAGATCTTAGACATATAGCAGAAGTTCCAATGATTGTATATCAAAGAGCTGTAAGAGAAGGATGGGCGCAAGATTCAGCAAAATGGAAAGACTGGTTAAACCATTCAGACAACAAACCATTTAGAACATGGAAAGGTAAAGTATGACATACGATGAATTAAAAACTAATATTGCTAATTTCTTAAACAGATCTGATTTGACTAACCAGTTAGATTTTTTCATTGATGCAACAGAGGCAGAGTTAAATAGAAGATTAAGAAATAAAGACATGGTAAAAAGAGCTACTGCAACAGCAGATGGCCAGTATTTATCATTACCAACTGATTGGTTAGAAGCTATCAATGTGCAAATAGATAGCAACGACTTTAGCCCATTGTTCCAACAGTCTATAGAATCAATGGATGTGTACAGAAAAAGCAAAGGTAATGCTACAGGACAGCCTGTTTACTTTGCATTGGTAGATAACACAATTGAATTAGCACCTACACCAGACTCAAGTTATACGTTACAATTAACATACTACGGCTCTATAGATGCGCTAAGTGATACGAATACAACGAATTTTATTTCTACATCATATCCAGACGCATACTTATATGGCGCTTTAAAGCATGCCTCTATATTTCTTATGGAAGATGACAGGGTTGCTTTATTCTCATCACAGTTTGAAAAGGCCATAGAAGAGATTAGAATGGAACAAGAGAAGGCAGAGTTTGGTAAGGGATCTTTAATGCAAAGACGAAAAACTTACGGCAAAACTGGCAGAAATACTTATATTTTTAAAAATAATTAGGAGAATAGAATGGCTGGATTTAGTGATTATTTAGAAGACAAGGTCTTAGAGCATGTCTTTGGTGGCAATGCTTATACAGCACCTACAACATTGTATGTTGCTTTATATACAGTAGCACCAACTGATACAGGCGGTGGAACTGAAGTATCTGGCGGTGGCTATGTAAGACGATCTAGCACATTTAATGTTTCTGGAACAAACCCAACCACCGCAACTAACCCATCAGCTATTGAATATCCCACTGCTACAGCAGACTTGGGAACTATAGTAGCGGTTGGTATTTTAGACGCATCATCATCTGGAAACTTATTAGCTTATGCTAACCTAGACGCTTCCAAGACTGTAAGCACAGGAGATGTATTTAGATTTAACGCTGGTGATTTAGACGTAACATTAGCTTAACGTCATGGCCAGCATAGGCTATAACAAAGGCTATTATTCCAGGTCAAAATATAACGATTTAGCTTTTCAAGCTGAAGCAACCGTATCCGCAACATCTGGCGCAACCGCTAGAAATACTGTATCAGGTGTAGCAACCATACAGGCAACCACAAACTTCTTAGCTGTTGCTGCTGACACAGATATAGCAACTGCAACCATACAGGCGGTTACTAACTTTACAAGTATTGGTAGTAGAAAACTTGTTGCCATTGCAACCATTCAAGCTGTATCAGACTTTGATGCTCTTGGAACACAGATAGATCAAGCAACTGCAACTATAGCTGCAACATCTAATGTTATAGCGATAGCAAAAGACACAGACCTAGGTAAAGCAACTATTGCAGCAGTATCTAACGTGTCTGCACAGTCTGAAGTATTTAAGAAGATGGAAGCCACCATCAACCAAACAAGTGGCTTTAATGCAGTCGGTGGTTTAAAATGGGAAGACATAATAGTTCCAGGCGAAGACTGGACAGACCAAGTTGTTGGTAGTGAGAATTGGCAAGAGATAGTTGTATCATCAGCAACATGGACAGAAAATACAGCTCCTAGCAATACTTGGACAGACGCAACTAATCCATCTACGAACTGGGAAACACTTGATAAACAAGAGGCAGCTTAAATGGCAGATACATATACAACCAATCTAAACTTAACAAAACCAGAACCAGGTGCAGCAGAAGATACCTGGGGTATTTCGCTTAACGCTGACTTAGACACTCTTGATGCAATTTTTAGTTCTACTGGTACTCAAGTTAATTTAAACGCAAATCAAATAAACTTTGCAGATTCAAAAATTGCAAACTTTGGCACTGGCAATGATCTAAGAATACTACACAACGGAACAAACTCTGTGTTTTCAAACTACACAGGAAACCTTGATTTTAAAAACTTTGCAGATGACACAGATATAAGATTTTGGTCTGATGATGGTTCAGGAAGCTCTGCTATATATTTTAGATTAGATGGAAGCCAAGCAACTGCAAGTCAGTTGATTACAAGATGGGATGATAATAGTCGTATAGCACTAGGTAGCAGTAATGATTTACAGCTTTACCATGATGGCAGTCATAGTTATATTTATGATGGTGGTGTAGGAGATTTAAAATTACAAGCAACCAATTTATTATTAGAAGCTACAGATGGAACTAATTATATACATTGTGCAGATGATGGAGCAGTAAGACTCTATTACAATGGTTTTACCAAACTAGCCACAACAAACACAGGCATAGATGTAACAGGAACAGCAGAGGTAGATGTATTATCTATAGACGGTACAGCAATTACCGCAACTGCTACTGAATTAAATTATGTAGATGGTGTAACAGGTAGCATACAAACACAACTAGGCACAAAAATAGAAAATAGTGATGATGTCACTTTAGGTACTATCAACTCTGGTGCAATTACCTCTACTGGCAATTCACAAATGGCCAACTTGGTTGTTACTGGGGATCTAACAGTACAAGGCACTACAACAACTGTAAACACAGATGATCTAAACGTAAAAGACAAAAACATTACCCTAAACTATTCAACAGGTGATTCATCTGCTTCAGCTAATGGTGCAGGTATTACTATTCAAGATGCTGTAAGTGTAGGTAATGATGCGACTATTCTTTGGAATACTAATTTTGATAATTTTGATTTTTCACACACTATAAGAATTCCAGACAGTCAAAAGGTAGAGCTTGGTGCTGATGCAGATTTACAAATTTACCATGAGTCTGGAAACAACCATAGTGTCATAAAAGAAACAGGCACAGGTAACTTAAAAATCCAAGCAGCCAATATTGAAATGCAGATTCCAAATGGCACACAAAATTATTTACAAGCTATCAATGGCGGTGCAGTAACCTTATACAACAATGGTTCACCAAAAATAGCTACAACCTCAACAGGCATAGACGTAACAGGAAAAGTTGTAAGTGATGGTGCAACTATAGCTGGAACACTTGAATTAGATAACAATAATTTAGACCATACAGCTTTATCTCCTCAATACAATATGATTGAGTCTGATATCACAGGTAACAACACTCAGTTTTTACAAGTAGGTGGAGATTTAAGAATTAGAACTATTGATGATTCTAAAGCTAACCCTGTTGAAAGATTAAGAATAGACCACGCATCAGGAGACATCAGCTTCTACGATAATACAGGCTCAACTCAAGGTTTATTTTGGGATGCTAGTGCTGAGAGATTGGGCTTGGGGACAACTTCGCCTGCATATTCATTAGATACCAGTACAGTAGATAATATTGTTGCTAGGTTTAAATCAACAGATGCAAGTGCAGCTATATTATTAACGGATAATACCTCTACTAGCAAAATAGATAATAACAATGGTGTTCTTAGCTTCTCAGCAGACGAAGGAGATGTTGCTTCTGGTACTGCTATAACATTCAAGACTGACACAGCGGAGAGAGTAAGAATAACTAGTGCTGGACGAATGGGTATAGGAACAAGCTATCCTAAATCTTTGCTAAACGTAACAGGCACAGGTTCTGATGGTGGTATTTTAACTTTAGAAAACAATTCAACATCTTTAATTACAGGCAGACACGTTGGTCAAATAGATTTTCACTCTAATGATGGCTCAACAAATGGAGAAGGCGTAAAAGCAAACATTACAGCTATTGCGGAAAATAGTATTGGTAGTGAAATAGGTCTTACCTTTGGAACATCTGGTACTGGTTCGGCTACAGCAGTTGAGGCTGTAAGAATAGACTCATCAGGTAATGTGGGAATTGGCACAAGTTCGCCAGCTTGTCACTTAAATGTATCTGGTTCAGGTAACGGTAGTTTGAATGAACATATACGAATAACAAGCACAGATACACAAGCAAAGTTATCTTTTATAAATACAGCAGGTAATGGTTCTATTTTTCAAGATAGTACCTCTTTATGCTTTGCAACTGATGCTAATACAGAAAGAATGAGGCTAGACTCATCAGGGCGATTGGGTATTGGTACAAGTTCGCCAGCAGCTCCATTACACATTTCAAACACTTATCCAGTAATACGACTTACAGACTCTGATGGTACTGCACCTTACGCACAAATTATTAATTCATCAGGGCTTTTACAGTTAAGAGCAGATGATAATAATTCTACAGCTAACTCTGCAATACAATTTTTTGTTGATGGAGGAGGAGAAAAGGCTAGGATAGATACATTAGGCAATGTTGGAATTGGAACTGATAGTCCTGCTGAGTCTTTACACACTACAGGTAATATTAGATTTGGGGACTCAGCACCAGCAGAACTTTATACAAATAGCTCTGAACTAAGATTGGGTGTTGATAGAAATAATGATAATGGCACATCAAATATTACTTTCTATGTTAATAACAGTGAAACAGCCAGAATAGACGCAACTGGAAATGTTGGAATCGGTACAACTGCTCCAAGCGAAAAGCTACACGTTCTTGGTAACACTAAAATAACTGGCAATATAACTGTTGGTGCAAGTCATACCATTGGTGATGTAAGTTCTGTTGATGACAACTTCCTTATTGCATCAGCAGATACTAAAGACTTAACTATTAAAGCAGGGGCTGATTCTAGCACCCTAAGACTTAAAACAACCAATACAGCACTAACTATTAATCCTGAGGGTTTGGTAACAATAGAAGAAGAAACAACGATTAATGATGATCTTACTATTAATGCAACCACACCAAGTCTTAACCTTATTGATACTAATAACAACTCAGACTATGCGGTAAACAATGCAAATGGTGTATTCCAGATATTTGATAAGACCAATGATGTAAGCAGGTTGAATGTTACGTCCACAGGTAACGTGGGTATTAATACAACCAGTCCTGCTTCAATATTAGATTTAGATGGAAATTTAACATTAAGCGGTGCTGCTAATAACATTAATTTTACAGGCGGTGGCACTAATAAAGTTACATCAAATACACATTTGGTTTTAGATTTTGATAGTGATAACAACCAGGCAGGCATGAGTTTCAGAATTACGCACAATGGCGGAACTGAACTTTTTAGAATAAATAATGCTGGAAATGTTGGTATAGGCACAAGTTCGCCTCAAACACCTTTACACGTTTCAACAGCTAAGTCATCCGTAACAGATAGCGTATTAACTTTACAAGACACCACAGAAACTTTTGGTAAAATGATAGAGTTTGTGGGTGCAGGTTCTACAGATTGTAGAGGTATTATAGGTTTCCAAGAGCCTCAAGGTAATGCACCAGAACTTTACATAGCTAATGGAGGAACTGAATCTGCTGGAAGTGGAGTTGGTTTAGCTTTTTGGGAATATATAAATACAGATAGAATAATACCGTGTGATAACTTAGGAAATTTACGAGACAATGCAATTGATTTGGGTTCATCAAGTGCAAGATTCGATGATATCTATGCAACCAATGGCACTATCCAGACTTCTGATAGAAACGAAAAACAAGACATACAAGCCTTAACAGATGCAGAGCAAAGAGTTGCTACAGCATGTAAAGGTTTAATAAGGAGATTTAGATGGCAAGATTCAGTAGCAGAAAAAGATAATAATCCTGATTCTGATGAAACAGCTAGGCTACACTTCGGAGTCATAGCCCAAGACTTACAAGATGCGTTTACAGCAGAAGGCCTTGATGCAGGTGATTATGGTATGTTTATATCTAGCACTTGGGAAGATGATAACGGAGTAGAGCAAACTAGGCTCGGAGTAAGGTATAATGAACTCCTAGCTTTCATAATAACAACTTTATAGGAGAATAAGATGGCAAATACATACGAATGGAACTGTAAAACAGTAGACGTGTACCCAGAATACGAAGATCACGAAGACACGGTTTACAATGTCCATTGGAGACTAAACGCAACAAGTAGTGAAACACACGAAGTAGACGGTCAAGAAGCACCATATAAAGCTACTGTTTACGGTACTCAATCATTATCATTAGAAGATATTGGTACAGACTTTTTACCTTTTGATGACTTAACTAATGAAATAGTTACTGGTTGGGTAGAGGCAGTTATGGGTGAAGAGGAAGTAGCTAATTTAAAAACTTCTTTAGACTCTAAGATTACTGAAGAGATAACACCTACTACTGAAACAAAAACTATAGGCGAGTAGATGGAAACACTTTTTCAAGTTGTTATCATAATTGGGATAATATACTTTATAATAAATAAAAAGAAACCAGAATGGATAGATACAATACTATCCAAATTTAAGAAGTAAACATTATGGCAGATACCTACACCACCAATTTAGAACTTAGAAAACCACAAGTAGGAGGCGCTACTAATGAATGGGGTGGCAGATTAAATAATGATTTAGATATCATTGACGGTATTTTTGCTGCTAATGGCTCGGGTACTAGTGTAGGTCTTAATGTTGGTAATAATAAAACCTTAACAGTAACAGGCACATTAACCTCTACTGGTACAGCATCTTTTACAACTATTGATGTAAATGGTGGTGCAATTGATGGATCTCCAATCGGTGCAAATTCAGCATCAACTGGGGCGTTTACTACTTTATCAACAACTGGTTTAGCTACATTAGCTACAGTAGATATAAACGGTGGCGCAATAGACAATACTGCTATTGGTGCTACTACAGCCTCAACAGTTGTAGCAACCACAATAACAGGAACTACTGTTACAGCTAGTGGTAATGTAAATACTACTGGT